TGCTTTGGTCAACATCTGCCGTCTTGCCTACGATACCGCTTGCAGTGCTGTCACCCATTGCTTCACCGGCTTCGGTACCTGCGGCCTCAAAGTCAGGCTGTTTAGTCTTGATGGTTTCCGCAAGCTGTCCTACAGCGGCCTGCAACTGATCCCCGGTTGCTTCCTGATCTTGCAGAGTCGTAACGATTCCCGCAGGGATTTGCAAACCTAATTCCTGAGCGGCGGCAAGCATCTCAAGACCACGGCCTCGAAGTGACTCGTTGATCACTGTGGTGGCCTCTTGGATTGCAAGCATCGGATCTTCTGAGTTTCTGATCGATTCCGCAAGGCCTGCCGGCACTTCCGCACCGACCGCTTTAGCAGCATCGACTGCTGCCCAGAAAGAGTCTGTTGTGGACTGTGACAGTTCTCCGCCTTTCGCTTCAATGACCGCTTTTCCCTCATCAAAGGCATAACCTAAGTCTTCCCATGCGGCCACCATTTCTGGTGTGAGTGCTTCCAATCCAAGCGCAAGTGCAAGCTTATCCTGTTCCAGGATGCCCGTCACATCGTCTTGGATATCGAGAGCCTGTTTGTACTCGTCCATGAGCCTATAGACAACATCGGCATTGCCTGTCCGGAATGCATCGGCAAATTCGGCGACCAGCTGGGCACCGCCCTGCCCCATATCCTCAAGGTACTGGACAAACTCCGGAGCAACAGAGCCAAGGTTTTCTTTGACAGTTGTTAAGTTGTCCTTGTATCTGAGCAATCCGTCTCTCTGAGACTTCATAGCCTCTTCAAAAGCAAGCATTCCTTTCTCAGCATCCTGTGACCACTGATCAAACGAGTTGATCTTAAAAGCATCTTCTGCGGACTTTTTGATGTCCTCAAAAGCTTTCCGCATATCGTCACGGGCGGCTGTGGCGGCTTCCCGCATAGTCTTCTGCGCTTCAGCTGCTTTATGCACTGCTTCTGTTTCGGCTTCTATCTCTTCCTTCGTCTTTGGAATGATCCGACCGGCGGCACTTCGCTCTTTGTTGCCTTCGATGATTTCTTGACGGAGTTCTTCGTGGGCTTCTTTGTTCAGGTCTACGGATTTGGTTTCATCCTTAACGGCTTCTGTCGCATCTACCGTGACTTCTCTTGTTTCTTCTGTAGCTTTCTTTAATGCAACATGTTCTTCACGGGCATCATTGATTGATGTGGCGGAATCACGTGAAACAGCCGCAAAGTTTTCCGCAGATTCTGAAGCACCTTCTACGTATTTCGTATAGTTATTGTATTCTTGGCTTGCTTCTTCTGCTTTCTTTTTATTGGTCTCGATTTCCTTGCTCATGTCATCAATCGAAGAACCCGTATCTTCCACATGACCTTGCAGTGTCTCGTATGCAGAAATTAACTCGCTTTCGCTCCAATCATCATCCTTGAACAGTTCCGCAATTTCCTCATAAGTAGATGTGGTAATTGTTCCGCTGTTCAATGCAGCTTGCGCTACGTTGAGCAATTCAGCCTGTAAACCTTTTAGACCTTCCGTATCGATAATATTGCCCTGTGAATCTCTTGCGAGATTAACATAAGCACTCTGCGCTTCTCCGATGCGGTCTCTTAAATCTTCCCACATCTTCCTTTGCGCTTTCATGCCTTCAGACTTAGCCATTGCCAAATCGAGTTGTGCATGTGCCTCGCCGTAGGCCTCTAGTAATTCCTGCGCGGCTTTGATCCGGCCTTGCTCAATTATCTCTTCTCTTCGTGCCTTGATTAACTTTTCAAGTGCTTCACGGGTTAGATCTATTTTGCCGGTCTCTTCGTTGTAGTATTTGGCAAGATCTGGGACAACCTCAACCAATTTATCATATATGCTTTTAAGTGCTTCTTTCTGTGATGCACTCAAATTTTCCTGTTCGTTCAGATTGACGAGTGCCTCTCCGAGAACGCCCACCTTCGATGCATCAATCTCAGCATTTTCCATGATAGAGCGGCTGTTTTCGATTGACTTCTGCATCTGTTCATTAGCATCACGTATCTGGTCAAGTGCCAATTCATTTTCGCTTCTGTGGTCTTGCAGTACTTCGGTCAGCCCACTGATTGCACCCGCTGCCGCCTCGACAGCAATCTTCAATGGACCGGAAATCTTATCGTACAGTGCGATTCCCAAACCCTCAAGAGACGCTTCAAGGAGTTTTATTTTCCCTTGCAGGTTATCTCCCATCGTCTCCATCATTTCTTTTGCCGCACCGTCCGAATTGTCAATGGCATCAGCCAGCTTGTTAAAGTCCTCATCGGATGCATTGATGATGGCCATCCACCCCGACATAGCATTTTTGCCAAAGATGGCACTGGCGGCTGCTGCCTGTTCCGTCTCAGACAGTTGCCCCATCTTCTCACGAAGCTGAACCATGGTTTCACGAAGATTGACGGAGCCGTCTTCGTTCTCGACAAGTGAAATGTTGTACTTGTCCATCCACTCTTTCATTTGCTTCGTGGGTTTGGCTAAGTTGGAAAGTCCTGTCCTTAATGCGGTACCTGCTTGGCTTGCTTTGATACCACTGTTTGCCATCAGACCGACTGCAACAGCGGTATCTTCCATGGATGCCCCCAAAGCACCGGCTACGGGAGCGGCGTACTTGAATGTCTCGCCCATCATGGAGACGTTCGTGTTGGCGTTGGAGCTTGCCGCCGCCATGATGTCTGCAAGCCGTCCACTGTCTTTTGCGGATTTTCCGAATGCGGTCAAGGCATCGGTCACGATATCGGACGTTGTGGCAAGTTCCTCGCCGGATGCCGCTGCAAGGTTCATGATGCCCTCAACGCCTTGGAGCATGTCCTCGGTCTTCCAGCCGGCCATGGCCATATAGTTCATGGCTTCCGCAGCTTCCGATGCACTAAACTTTGTGGTTGCTCCCATTTCTTTCGCTTTGGCGGACAGCTTTTCCATATCGGCAGCACTCGCGCCGGAAACGGCCTGCACCTTATCCATGCCTGCTTCAAAGCTGGATCCAACCTGCAAAACATACTTCGCAGCTTCTTTCGCATGGTTGGCAAGTGCTTTCAGACCGTCAACAGCAAGTCCGACCGCAGCGTTTTGGATCATACTCTTGAGGCTTACATCAAGTTTTCCGGTATCCTGCGCGGCATCCCCTGCAGCATCACCCAGATCGTCCAGTTCCCGTGACGTGCTGTCTGCCTCATTCTGGAAACTCTTCAGTCTCTGCTCGGTTGATGCGATCTCCCTTTGCAGGGCGTCATACTGCTCTTGTCCGATCTTTCCTTCGGCCAGCTGCTGCGCCGCCTGCTGCTGAGCAGTTTTCAATGTTTCCAGCTTTTGTTTTGTCTCATTGATGGCATTAGCAAGCAGTCTTTGCTTCTGCGCGAGCAGTTCGGTGTTGCCCGGGTCAAGCTTCAACAGCCGATTTACGTCTTTCAGATCACTCTGCGTTTTTCTGATATTCTGATTAACAGATTGCAGGGCCTTATCTAGTCCGGTGGCATCACCGTTAAGCTGGATGGTTATACCCTTAATTCTATTGGCCAAAAGGTTGCCACCTCCTTAAAATCTATCAAATTATCACAACTAAAAACATATCAACACCTTTTTGAATCATCCTGTTCTTAATGCACTTCCAGATAAAAAAGGTGGAGATATTTTTTTAGTTGTGATAAATGGATTTATTTTAACGTTAAAATAAATCAAAGTCCTCCTGAGTTGCGATTTGGTCATATTCGACACTGTCATTGTCTTTTTCGGTCCACATGTCCAAAACAAGGCCAACCGTCAATAAGTCCAGATCACTCATTGACAAGCCGACCTCAACGCACCGCAACAAAAAAAGAGGGGTTGTTATTTCTCTTTCTGTCGGCCGGTGTTTTTTTTAGACGCGACCGCAGTTTTGACATTGATATTCCATAGATCCATGATCTGCGGCATCACATGATAGATGGCCAGAACATCATCAAGCTGTTCCAGCCAATCCTCGATTTTTTCCGGTACGGTATTATCAGCATGGTATGCCATTACCCATGCCAAGTTCTCAAACACCTCATAGTCATCACTCTCGACCGTACCGTCCTGTGCGACAGACAGACCGCTCACATCCTTCAGGATGTCCCTGCCTGTCTTCACACGATATATCCTCGGCAGTGCGGCGGATGCCCTCAATGTGACATCCTTACTGCCGATTTTTACCTTTCTTTCCACCATATCAGTTTGTTTCCCCTTTCAAAATCGTATCAGTTTCCCGTAGTTGCGCCTCCCGTAGTTGCGCTCGTAGTCGGAACATACACAGCGGTGTACCAGCCGTTATATGTCTCATCATCGGTGCTGTCACCGGTACGTGCCTTAACCAGCATGTCGGACTCTCTCGGGTCGCAGTTGATGGTAAGGGACTCCGTGACAGGTGTGATCGTGTCCTCTTTGGTAGAGGAGCTGATGCTCATCCTGTTGGCAGTGGCGTTGTACATGACATGTTTAACACCGGTCTTGTCTCCGTCAAACTCAAACAGCAGAGCGAAGTGTACCTGCTCACGCTCGGTGGCATCCTCAACGAGAACACCCTTTGTGTCCTCGGTCTCCTGTAAGATGTCCTTACGGAATGCATCCGGAATAAGAGCCATTTCCAGTGTGCCGGAGTATCCGTTGTTGTTGGTAGATCTGTAGTAGACAATACCGTCAGCGTAGAAGGGAGATGACTCACCCTGCGGATCCAGAGAAAGGCTTACTGCACCCGGGATATGTACGGGGGTAGCATAAGTGATCACGCCCTGTGTGTTGACGGTCATTTTTGCGTAGTGAACATTTTTAAGATTAAATTTAACCTTGTTCGTGGTTGGCATCGTATAACACCTCCATTGAGTAAATGACCTCGTAGAGCCGTTCGGACTCTATATAGGTCTCATCTTTTGTGTAGTAGATATCGTGTGCATCAAGCACATCTTCAAGCAATGCTTCTGTGTCCGGGTCTTTGTAGTCGGTGTACAGTTCAATATCAAGCTCTGTTATCTTGCGATACACCTTTCCGTCCGCTCCGAAGTGGTTACTGCCGGGGAGCAGGAACACCAAAAAAGGCGGGTCCGGAGACTCACCTTCCGCAAAATGGTCATAAGCAACGGGCAAGCCCGTCTCATCAAGCATATTTCCGATTTCCTCAAGTGTCATATCTCCGTCACCCTCTTTCTGCTAAGTGCCTTGCTAAATCCTGTTCAAGCTTCCGCCCTGCGAGTTCTTCAGCCGGTGCGATATGCTCAATTCCTCTCACCCGTCCGCCGTTGCGTTTGGCGTGACCGTGTTCAAGCAGATGTGTGAGCCTATAGTTTCCGCCCGAAGCATAGACGGTTGCGGCAGGCTTGCGAGGATCCTTCATGTCCTTCTTGACCTTCCATGACTTCTTATACGTCCCGGGCTGTCTGTTGCGCTTATCAAGGTTCGTGTAAACACCTTTGTGCGCCGGAGCCTTGTTCTTGACTTCATCCTTGGCAAGATTGGCGGCGGCCTCTATGTCCTTCGCAAGCGTCTCATCTGCATAATCACGGTACTCGTTTAAGGCCTTCATGATTTCGTTCGCAAGGTTATCAGCGTTAATCACCGCCATCGGCCTTCACCTTCTTATCTTTCATCAGCTCACAGTGGAATTTCCGGCTGTTGTGATTGAAACCCATTTCATCGATGGTGAGGATATTGTAGTAGCGTTCGTTGATTTGGATACGGTACTCCTTGGAATTGATCCGTGCAATCTCGCTCGACCATCGGACCGTCACGTCCATCA